CGATGATTAGCAATCGTATTATCTCCATGAGTCATGTATTCTTGGTATTTATTACATTCTGTTCTCATTTATTTTCCTCCTCTAAGCCCGTCGTTTGCGGAACTATTCGTATTCAACATCCGTATCATACGGATTAAAAATTACGTTCACATGCTTATTAAGTTGTTTCTCCTCTGACTCGCTCAACCAATACGGCTTTTCACCATCTCTGAGAGGTGTGCCCACGCCTTCAATAAACGTCGCATTGTTATGGACAATGTTGTAAGCGATATGTTCGGCTAACTGTTCCAAATCATAAAAGTCATAGAAAAACTCTCTAAATTCTTCGAACCATTCATCGGTAAAATATGATTCATCAAGTTTCACTTTTACTTTATCTCGTCTAGTCATTTCAATTTTTAACGTCTTCATTTTTTCCTCCTCTAAGTCCTCCGTTAGTGGATCAATAATGATAAAATTGGTGAACAATTTGTTGGCAACCGCTCAGAAAATCTTCTAGCTGGCTGTACTCAGCGTCAGACCAATCCTCGATGTCAGGAAATGAATCTATATCAGTAGAAGTTGCACCGTAGCCGCTTTCTTTAGTCTCCACTTTATTTGTTACTCCTTCATTTTCTACTTCAAACGTGATTGTAGAAGATTCAAAATCATGATTGAAATTTTTAATGTAAATCATCTAATTCCCTCTTTTCCTTTTCCTCTGCTAATGCCCCAAACTAAGTAACTTTACGCTACTCAATCTCAACGGCTTCTTGTTTTCTAACGATCACCCGATGGCCCAAGTTTCTCAATGTAGCACCGTCAGCTTCATGCCAATTCACAATTTCAAAACACGCCGTATGTTTATACTCGTTAATCAATTTCCCAACGATCGAATAGATGCATTTTTCGTAATCCAGCTTGTAATATTTGTCCGGATTTAATTGCGGTCTCTTTGGCGATAACGTGTTGTTCGTCGCGAGAAACTTACCAAATTTTCTATTATTGGTTGTATTCATTAGACCCTCCTATTTCAATTGAAATATTTTTATTTCTTATTAACAATCCGCAAAGCGTCCTCGACAGACCTTGCGACTCCATATAGAACAGGCTGCTTTTTTAAAAATTCGCCGAATCGTATTTGATCTGGTCGAAGTTTGCCTGTTTCGTTTTTGACTTCGATATAGATCGATTTTCCATCTGAATTTCTATGCCCACACAGATCAGGGAATCCTTTTGGCATTCCATAAAATTGTCTTCCTTCGATCGTAGTTACCTGTCCAGCGTTTGATCTAAAAATGGTACAACCGTTCTTTGATAAGGCAATTCTGATCTCATCTTGTATTTGATGTTCTGATTTCAATGTAACCCTCCCTATTGATAATCGTTGATATAATAGGCTTTCTTAGTAAAACAGGGATAGTTCTGGAGGGTTTGTACCAAAAACCTATTCTTTTTTATATAATTTACTTTTCATTTTTTACTTTAATACTTTATTATTTTTTTTAAACCCTCCCTAAAAAGAAGAAAATGTAATATAAGTATTGATATATAAGGTTTTTTGTACAGGGAGGGTTACATTCAAACTCTCCCTAAACCCTCCCTATTTAAACAATTCTCGAACGTTATCGTATTTTCTTGGTTTCAGTGTTATTCCTGTATAAACCATTACGCCATCAGATTTTTTTTTGGTATATTTCTTTGAAATCTCTCTACCGAATTTCGTATTTGTAAATGTATGCTCTCCATTGTCCAACGCCCATTCACGATAAACTTTGTATAATTCTCCGCCTGATATTTTTAGTCCTGTGCCTGTTTCGCAACATGTTTCAACAAATGTACCTATCTGGTCCATTTCACTGCGATAATCCTGACTGGCTGCAACAACTGACGGTGGTTTTTTCAAGCCCTCTCTCTGCCACATTAAGCAACCATCGATGGCCCATTTTAAAATGCCTTGCAGTTCTGTTTGCAGTTTGTATTTCAAGTTTTTATCTTTCTTGTGGTCAGGAATCTGTACAATAAACGGAATTAGGTTCAATCTCCGCCAAATACCATCGTCGGTTCCGCGAATAATCGGTTTGTGGTTTGTCGCTAACCATAATTTGAATTCAGGTTCAAACTCAAATTCTTTCCCATAAAGATGCCGTGCAGTTACCTTATCGCCACCCGTCAACTGTTTTACTAAGCCTTCGTCCAATCGGACGCCTTCGTTTGGTTCTGACGATGTAACTAATCGTGCGCCTTTCAATCTTGCAATATCACTGTTTGCCGATGATTGATTCTGTTTCACCATGATCGTTTGCGCTTGCATAGTCATAGCATAATTCCCCATGAGTTCTGAAATGATTTCCAAGAATACAGATTTACCATTCGAACCGTGACCATAAAGAATGAACATGCACTGCTCTCTCGTGGAACCTGTGAGTGAGTATCCGACACACTTTTGAATGTACTCGATTAATTCTTGATCATTGTTAAATATCTGATTGATGAACTCTTCCCACATTGGATAATCAACCGATTCAGTATATTCAACGTCTGAAATGCGAGTGAACATTTTTCTAATTTCATGCTCATGTAGAAGCCCATTATTGAGTGACAAATATCCGCTTTGCGTATTGAATAATGATTTGTCTCGATCGAATTCTTCAGGCAACACAGATAAACGGTGTTTTAATTCGTCCATCATTGCATTTTTACCAGCGTTGCTTCGAGATCGTTTGACGTGCTTTTCTTTTGCTTTTTCTAACGCTTCTCTTGTTTCTTCATCGGCTCCTTCCGGAACGGATAAAGGTTCTTTCCCCATGATTTCAACAGTTGTATCGACCATTTTCCGAACTTCACCGGTATTATCTTGCATCCAGACTTTTCCATCATAGTAATACCATGATTTGTCAATATAGGAATACCGGACTAACGTTCCATAAATATCATTAAAACGATCTGCATTTCCTGTGTCGTCATATGAGTAAAATTTCTTTTCTTTAAGTTGTTCTTGGTCTTTGATATAGATCCTAAAATCAGATTTACGTTTCGGGTTATAAACGGAGTTCGTGTCGGCAATCGCTTTATTTAGAAGACCTTCACCATAAGTTGTGGCGCCTCTTTTTTGATCATATTTACTTCGGATCATTGCTGACGAACGAAAAATTTCATCCATCTTTCCAAAATCTCTACCTGTCCAGAATGCTAGGTCATTTGCAAAAGCCATATCTGCTTCTGATTGAGAAGAATAAAATGCTTCCCAACCGCCATCCATAAAAACTTTAAAGCGTGCCCCTTGAGAAGAAGCCAGCGCTCGCTTAACAATTTCATCGATTGGCAATTCTACTGTATTCATCAAAGGGTTCTCTTCTTTAAATTGAATAACTTTAGAATCGCCTACATAACGATCATATAAACGCTTAATATTTTTGGGATTAGGATCCGAAACATCTAAATAGCTAGATGCTGCATTGCCTGTCATAACGAAAAACCGTCCATCTTGATACATCTCAACATCACCTTTGCGACGCCTTCCGCCGGGCAGTTCTCCCCTAGCGATAATGTGGATGCCAGTACCTGACTGCGAATATTCAGCATAAGACTTCATGCTTTCTATGAATTCATAAATGATATTCTCTTCCACATCTCCTGTTTTATATCGCTCGACTTCACCTTCTGCGTTATCAATATCAATTCCAAAATATGGCGGTTTGAAGAAAAAACCTAATCCACTCATATCGAATGTGCTAACAGCATCGAGAGCGGTCTGGAAATCAGACCATGTGCTCTCATCGTTAGATTTTGCTTTATATCCATTGTTTGCGTTATAAGGAATCTTTGTGTGTTTGTTTCTTTTTTCATCCCAAACTAGCTTGTAAACACACCACTGTTTGAGATTTTTAAGCTCTGTTGGGATTTTTTCGTACATCTTTACACCTCGTGATTAGAATGGTAGGTCGTCTTTTTGAACCGTTACATCGGGACGAGCAGGTCCGAATGATGGTTCGTCTCCATTTTTAAATTGGTGATTTACTGCCCCAGTTGTATTTGTCTTTTCCCAAGACTTAACATTCACGTTTTTATAACCATTTGATTCTTCTGTTTTCACTCGAACCAACACTGGTTTTAGTACGAAATCAGCTAATAGTTCATCAAATCCGTTATAAGACTTTCCGTCTTCTAATTGCAAAGCTTGTGCGATTGCCATGACCATTCCTTCATTGTATTTTCCAGTGGCTTTAGCTTTCCAAATCTTCGCAAAAATATGTTTGTTTTGGAATGTTTGCTCCACATCGTTTCGAACAATCAAATCGATATCGATATACTCAGCGCCTGATGGCGTGGCGTTTTCGATTGCCTTATTGACCACTACCTCATAAGCCCCGTCTTTAATCTCGTTTCCTTGTTGTGCTTTTGAAAAGTCTAAGTTAAATCCTGTCATAATTAATCTTCTCCTTTAGTTTGGTTGTATTTTTCTAATATTGGTTTGAAATATTTTTCTTCAGCTGCAAGTCGTGCTGCAATTGCTTCTTCTTTGGTATAAAAAGTTCTATTTAACACAACTTTTCCTTTGAAGGTTAATTTTGCACGCCATTTATTTACGCTTTTATCCCAATAAACGCCTTTAACTCCTGTTGTGTTGTTGCTTCTAATTTTTTCTGTTAATTTGTTAATCATTATTCCGTCTTTTCTGTATTTGTCTTCTATCTTTTTTAGATTTTGATCAGCAAGTTGCTTCATCTGACTAGTTTTTTTGCCATTTCGAAGATTACCGGGCGTAATTTCCTTGTATTCGCCTGTTATCAAGTTCTTTGCTATTACAATCTGTCCGTTGTGTTTGCTTGTTAAACCAGTGTCGCCAACAATTTTCCAGTCCCCAATTTTTTCTCCTGAATAATCTTTTCTTCCCGGCACTACAACATCCCCTTTCTTTTAGCTGCCATATATGCCCAACCAGGTTTAAACCCTTTCGCTCTAGCGATTGCGTATAAGTCTTCAACTGTGGAAGCCTCATCTTCCGTCATGTTGTAATACTTGTTATTCTCGAAATTCAACGTAATTTTCGTTTCTCCAACTTTCATTAATTCGGCAGATTCATCAATCTCTATTTCACTTTTTCTTTCTTCAATTGGCTGTACCTCTTCGCAATACGGACAAATATTCTCACCCTTCGGTCGTTCGTATGCTCCGAAACAGAACTGACATTGAACGATTGAAATATCGCTATCCGAGTTCGCTTTTTTCTTGCTATCTAAACTCCACTCGCGATCCATATCAGGCAATCCAAAACGATTCACATTCCCCACATGGTCAATGATGATTGACATTTTATCTGGTCTGTAACGCATCCCTCTCATCGATTGTTGAATGTATAGTGACAATGATTGAGTAGGTCTCAACATAATCACAGTTGAACAATCAGGGACATCAAATCCTTCTCCAATCAAATCAACATTGCATAATATTTTAATTTCGTGATTTCTGAATGCTTCAATAATGTCTGCACGTTGATCTTTTGGTGTTTTTGCATCAATATGTGCTGCTTTATAACCAGCATTATTGAATATCTCGTTGGTGTGTTTGCTTGCTTCAATACTGTGGCAGTACGCTATCGCTTGTTCTCCGTCTGCTAACGTTCGATAGTGCTTCAAGACATCTCCATAAATTGTATTCTTCACTGCTTTATCCATTGATTTCTTCGTAAAATCTCCAGTTGAAGCTTTTTTCAATTCAGCAGTATCGATTAATTTAGGTGCATAATATTCATAAGGAGCCAACCGATGATTTTCAATCAACCATTTAGCTGATACTCCTTCAATTAATAGATCGTTAACATCTCCTAACCCACTCCCATTTAATCGGATAGGTGTTGCAGTAAAGCCTAGTCTTGGTACGTCCGAAAAATAATCATAGATTTTTCTATACGATGCTGCTAATCCATGATGATTTTCATCAGTGATGACTAATTGCGGTTTTTTAATCGTCTCAAGATGCCTTACCACCGTTTGAACCATTCCGAAATTAACCAATTTTAAATCCACACCTATCGTTTCGAAAGTCTTTTTTATTTGATCTATAAGTTCATGACGATGAACTAAAAACAAAACTCGATTGCCTTTTGAAGTCGTCATACGTGCGATTTCAGCGACCATGACCGACTTCCCTGAGCCACATGGCGAAACAATACAGGGAGCTTTAAATCCCTCGATATAAGCTTGTTTAGCACGCTTAACTAGATCATTCTGATAATCGTATAGTTTCATCAATATCGAACAACTCCTCTTGCAGAGCAAACTCTCGATCGTCTAGTTGATTTTTGGCATAGGTTTGATCTGTTCGTTTTAATAAAAACCCTCTTTTACCTGTTTCTTCATTGAGCATTAAACGACCAACCATATTCATCAGGCCCATTATATTGTTCACAATCTTCTCTCGAATCTGTGGATGAAACTGATTGAATATTTGACCACCCGGTGATTGAATTTGAATTTGTGTTTCCCAAGCGGTAAAAACTTTGTTTACACCTTTCCATGAATTGATGTATCGAATCATGTCAGGCAGGTAAAATGAGAATTTGTTATAATCGCCCATTTCAGGAATCCCCATTGCTTTACCGTCACGTGTTTTTGATAGTCTTGATTTCTCTGCTAGCCATGCTTGTTCGAATTCAGATAAGTTATCAAAAAAGATATTGTCATATTGGTCTAAATAATTGTCATGAATATCTCTTAACATTCGTTTCATTCCAACCTCCACATCATTTAAATCTGCATAAACGATATCAATGTTTGGATTTCCTGCTAAAACGTTTGTAGTGCGGTCAATATCTATCACAAGTGTTTTTCCTTTTAGGTAATTAGCCGTATATGTTTTACCCCCGCCAGGCGGTGCATAGATTAAAATGGAAAAACTACTAGCGCGATCAATATCAGCTGCTTTAATTATCTCCATCTACTCTTTCACCTTCACTTTCACTTCGATTCCCTTAACATCAACGGTTGTGTTTGGAATAGCCATTCCGTTATCATCAATCAACAATCCTTCATCAGTCATATGGAAAATTCCATCGACTAGAAGTTGCTTAATATCGTTTTGTATAGGTTTGACCACTAATTCTTCCTTTATTAAACCCGGATGTTCTTCTTTCATGTATCGATCAAATCGGACCTTTTCCTCTTTTGAATTTGGAAGATTCAATTTGTAAGTTGTTTTACTTTTCATATTTGGGTGTTTTTTACTGATTAAGAAACTCTCAGTTTCTACCGACTCCACGTCACCTAAAAGCTGCCTTTGAATCTCTAACGCAGCATCTAACTCTTGCTTTGATTTATTTAGAAATGCTACTTTTGCGTCTGTAATTTCAGCTATCTGACGATCGTACAGATCTAGTTTTGATTTTTGTACCTGTCTCATCATTTCTATTTCTCTAGTGATATCTTCTAGATTCAAAAATGTCCTCTCCTCTCTTAGGCAGTAAGTCGAAAAATTTTGCATAGCCGTTATTAACGATCCAAGTGAGTAAAGCTTCTTTGACTACCTCTGAATACTCACTCGGCAGCATAGTTTCTCTAAGTTCTTCGTTCGCTTCGCCTGCGGTTAACTCCTCCACATACTCATTTGTATAGCGTTCTAAGTTTTCTTCAAGCAGCAAACCATCTTTATTGATGTAAATGGTACTGTTCAAATAAATTGGATCTCCGTAGATATCTTTCAATATTTCTTTTTCTTCCGGTGGATCCATAGGAACACCTAGACTATCGCGTAATGTCATGATAAACTCTCCTTATATAGATGTATTTTGACTAGCTTAGTTTGGTAGACGGGGCTAGTCTTTTTTTTGTGAATAAAGAGGTACGGAGCATTTTAAATTACCTCCCTTGAAGAACGTAGCTTCATTACCGGGCTCAACTGACATTCAGCAATGATTGTAATTGATTCAGGTGAAATGTTTTCCGTGTTTACAACGTTGTCATTAGAAAGACTATAGGTTACGTCTTCTATACTTTTTGCAACTTTCAAAGCCCTATTTGGATTGATATTGTTTATTGTTAAATCAACTGGTTCTTTACTTTTACCAATACGACGAAACATTTCTTCAACTTCATTTGGTGTTCCAGTTATTTGAATCTCCATTTTTGTACCCCCGACATTTAAAAAAATATATCTTTAATAATCAAATACACATTGATGATTATTGAAGCTAATCCAAAAAAAATTGTTAACAGAGTAATGATGTCACTGCTACTCATAGTCAGCCCCCTCGGTTGGCTTTTTCTTTTCCCATCCGATCACTAAAAAGAAAAGTAGAATGTAGCCGTAGGCCAGCCAAATATTGACTAACGTGAAAACTGGAATTGCGATCATCGAAAGCAGGATCGTTTGAAAATTTAAGCGTTTCATGCTGTCGCCTCCTTCTTTGGTATACTCACTATAGAAAGTGAGGTGAAAAATTATGGATGAACTAACAAATGAAGCCAAATATTTATTGTCTATGATGTATAAAGAGTATCTACAAAAAAGAAAATCTGGTGCTAATAGAAGTACATCGTTGAAATTTGGAAATCTTGAGAAATTACATGAAACTGTTATGCCTGAATGGAGTATCGAAGACGTAAAATCTGTTTGCTGGGAACTCATGAGGCACGATATGATTTCCGGTAAAAACGTGTCTTCTACAATTTGGTACATCTCGCTCAATACTGAAGCTATTGCTATGCTAGAAACTACATTTAAAGATAAGATTGATACTGTCCTTGATTATGCTATTAAAATAAAAAGCTTAATTCCTTTTATTTAGTCCAAAAGGATCGTTTTTCAAATCCAATAGAACTTCTTCAAGATTTTCTAACCTATTATGGATTTCTATATTTAATTCTTTTCTTGCCTTAGTATCTTCTGCCAAAGTGCTAAGGCTTTTTGCTATGCTTTCTAAAGCTTCCACCCCTCTAATGACAATATTTACTGGTATATTATTCATGCTGTTGCCTCCTCTACTGCTTAATTCCAATTTCAAACTCCATTGAAGCTAATTCGTCTGCCAACGTTTTGGCTTCTTTTAATAGTTCGACATATCGCTCTGCTTTTTCAGTAGCTTCTTCTACACCGGTTAGCTTTACATTGATTTTTACTTCATTCATGTTGTTACCCCCTTATTTAAATTTGTTCTTGTCCTTCCAATCCAAAAATTGATCAAACAGATTGATGTTTATCAGCACAATTTTGTATGTCGGTGCTCGATAACCACGTTTGTAATCAGGATGTACTTTGAATTCTGCTAACAATCTTTGAAATGTAGATTCATGTCCTTCAAATCCGAAATATTTTATCGCTTCATCCTTTGGCATTGATAATTGAGGCAATTTGATGGTTTCTGCTAAGGCGATTTTTTCAGTCATTATTTATCCTCCTTTGCGTTATTTAATAAATTGGGAAAAAATGTTTCACAGCTTTTATGAATTTCCATAACAACTAAATAACTTTTGTCTATTGTAATGTTTCACAGCAGAACAAGCATTTGCCTTTTTGCTTTAAAAGCAAAATAAATAACAAATTATTTGCTTATGGGCAAATTGTCATCTAAAAAAAATTCAGGTAATTCAGTGATGTCTTTCCCCAAAGCGTCCATTAAAATAGGCAACTCATTGGCATTAAAAGAATAAATTCCATTTTCCTTTTTCCAATAGGAAGCGCCATTCATTCCCATTATTAATCCCATTTCAGTAACGCTTTTCTTATTAGACTTTCTCGTTGTTTCGATTTTTTTTAAATTTAATAACACTTATTTTTACCTCCC